AAACGACTATGATATCGTTCCATCCATTCTTGAGATACTTCTCTGGGCACTTTGTAATCGAACCAACCAAGAGGACCAGCATTAAAGCCAGCCTTCTTGGGGCCAATGTAGCGCACCGTAGGCATGTCGATTCACCTTAACCGACAATTATCCAGATTACAGCGTTGCTTGTATCGTCAGTGGTTCCATCACTGGAAAGTTCACAGTCAGCCGTGAGAATAAGTCCACTAGATGTTACACCAAGATTTGCAGTAGCGTCAGTTCCATGTGCAATTGCACTGATGATAACATTACAATCTCCGCTAAGAGTGATTGTTTCTGCTTCTGCAAGTGCACCAACTCCAAGACAAACGAGGCGAGGTTGCATCCTGTTTGCTCCGTCAGTCTGACGGGCTGCAAAGGAGGTCAAAGCCCCCGGATAGGATGTTAGCCAAGTTGTTTCGTCTTGGTCTACGCCTGCTTGTAGTGGTAGGTCCAATTGAACCTGCAAAGTTGCACTGCCGCTACTTGTGTATGTAATTCCTCTGTGTGTTGTTGCTGCCATTTTTAATCACCTTCTTATTATTGTCCCTCAGACCTCACTGGAGGTCACGGATACTCCCGCTTGCGCCGAAGAACGAGTCCCAGACTTCACCCATTGTTCGGTAAAGTCCTTCCTGACCAAGACGATTGATGGCGAACGGGTCACCAGTCTCGATACCAGACTCGAAGTATTGTGTTGGGATAGCAGTTTGGAACCACATGTAATCAGTGTCTAGATAGTATAGACGACTAATTGTGTCCGTAGGCATGTCCTTAGTTGGGATAAGTGGCACACCATTGTAAGTTGCAACAAGGAAACCAGCCTCGATACCGGGAACACCCTTTACACCGTTGTAGGTTGGTGTAACACGCTTGGATTCCATGAATCGCTGCTGACTCTGTAGAAGTTGCTGAACACGCATGAGTGTATCATAACCAGTTAGGATAACCTTGGTGTTACCACCACGAGTCCAGATTTGCTGGAATAGAGTATCTAAGTGGTCTAGACTCAAGTTCCTGTCTGTAGCGGATGCATCTGCTGATACATCAACCTCAGCACTGTGGAAACCTACTGAACCGTCACGAGTAATGCTGTAGATATCGTGGTCAGTTGTTGCACTAACGTGGTTAGTGCCAGTAGTCATCTTATCAGGGTCAGAAGTTAGACGGTCAAGCGACTCAAAGTCGTTTGCTGCTGGTGTATCAACATCAGTCAATAGCATTTGATTGATGTGGTCAGCGTGATGCTTACCCATTTCTTCCTTGAGGACCTGTCGCACATCGCCCAATCCGTCGTCTTTGTCCGATAGGAACATGGACACTTCGGATAGGTCGAAGGTGTGAGCCACTGTCTTAGGCTTTGCAGCCACATGTAGGAAGTCCGGCTTAGTGGTGTCTGGTAGAGTTGCATTCTCAGCAACACCGCCACCCTTCGTGAAGGAAGGCTTGGCGGTAATGATTCGCCATCCACTGCGCTCCCACGGTTTCTTAGGCATGATACTGAATGCGTTGAATTCTTGGTTCAACTGAGACCATACTTTTCGTCCGTAGATTGCTTGGTATGTTCCAGCAGTTGTGCTCATTAACGGAGCATCAGCCTTGAGCAAATCCCCACTACTGTAGGTATATCCAGTCAAAGCGTTTCCGCCGTAGTAATATCGTTCCATGTCTTGAATTGTTCTTACGTAATCTCTTGCCATATTCACTCACCTCCACGTAGAGCGCGGTTCGCTAGGCGATGGACATCATCCCATTCCATGCGAGCCAATTCACTCGTGTCGGGAACAGGAATTGTCTGAGCAGATGCCTCAGACTTAGCGAATGTTTCGCCACTACCACTGCTTAGGTTATCGATTCGCTCACTAAGCGAAAGAACAGCCTTCTGTAGGTCAGATAGAGGTTCGCGAGAATCAAAGTTCTGTCGAGCAGACTCATTTGCTTCTTCACTCATTTCTTTTTGGAGGCGGTTCTCGAAATAGTTACCGAGGTCAGTCTTGAAGTGTTGCTCTTTTGCAGCAGCCTTGTAGACTTCATATGCCTGCTCGATATCAGAAGGAGAAACAGACTCAGGAGAAACAAAGTCTGAACCTTTGATAACATTCTGATTGCCTTTTCCACCTGCACCGAAGTTAGGTTTCTTTGCGCTGGTTCCTTCACCAACAATACCAAGAGGAGGCTGTCCACGGTGGGATGCACCATCTTCGCCCGGTCCGTAGCCCTTTTCCACTTCATCAAAGTGGTTTCGTGCTGCACTTGGGTCGTATCCTGCGCTCTTTACAGTAGATTCTAACCACTGTAGGTAGTCAGTTGTAATTACATCGTCCATTTCGTTCTTAGCCATTTTATCATCGTCCTTTTTCTTGTCGTCTTCGTCTTCGTCTTCGGATTCAGCCTTTTCCTTATCTTCGGAATCTTTCTTATCCTCGTCCTTGGAGTCTTTCTTGCCTTCCATGTGCTCACGGAGACCTTCGGGCATCTTGCCTTTCTCTGTATCTTCGTAAGCCATCTTATCGTTCTCGGCCTTCTCGACATCTTCCAATCGTTTGGAAAGACGTTCAAGAACGCTATTTAGTTCAGTCATCGGGTCGCTCATTGTATCACCATTGTGTTTGCTTGTATCCTCTTTTAGGATTCGGAATTGGGCTTCTGGATTGATGCCCTTTTCGCAGATGGTTACTTCATGTAGTTCCATCCGTCGAATCTCCCGGTAATCACCACGAGAGGAATCATTTTTATTAACACGCTCAAAAGCCTGTCCACCTATAGAAAAAGAGCGTAAATTGCCCTTGCGAATTTCAGCAGCGACTTCACGAGCCTTCTCTATGTCGCCGCGTAACTTGATAACAACAAACATTCCTGTGTCGTCTACTTCGGACTTCCACATTCGTCCAGACGAATCAGTATATGTAGGAACTACTTCTCCAACTTGAATATTAGAATGAGCAAGTTGGACATTTCGGAAACCATCTGCTTTCATGAACTTACCAAAAGCATCTCTTAGAGCATCACGAGTAATGAGGTCGCCTTGTTTGTCGACCATTTCGACGCTGGCGTATCCTGCTACAACAAGGTCCTGACCCAATCCTTTGAGAAGGATGGGGTCATTCACCGGAGGAGCCATCATCAAAGCCATCAAACTTTCCGAGGTTGTTTCATGGTATATCAATCCCGATTATTGCGCAGATTGATAGAAGCACCCTCAGAGTCACTCTCAATAACGGCTCTGTCTCCTGTTTCTGAGTTTATTGTAAGACTCTTGCGACCTCTTTTCTTTGGGTCTTCTCTAGGTTTTCTGCGCACAACAGGGTCATAGTCGGGAAGAGCACTTTGGTCGATGAGTTCTGTGCCACCTGTGTTGAAGTTACCCGGTGTGGCGTAACCAATACCAAGCCCTTTTGGTCCTGTAAAGGTTGTTTTCTCTTTGAGCATATGCTCAATCATCTCTAATGCAGTTATTAAACCGCGTTTGAAAAACTGGTCTTCGTCGACCTTCTTTGGTTTCTTTTTGTGGTTAGCAAGAGGCTCAACTTCAACATACGCTTTGTCTTCTTCTTCTTTCTTTTTCTCTTTTTCTGAGCGCAGAAGAATAGCAGCAGATGTTGCCCAATACGGTCTCTGAGAGTCTGCTAAGTTTTGCGCATAAGTATGAGGAGCATCAGGGTCATGCACCATCCACATCCCATCTACTTCATCAGCCTTGTAAATTACATCCATTCCTAACCCAGTAAGGTTAACGATGACTTTCCCTTTCGATACACGAACGCGATGAGGCGTATCAATTGGATTACCCGACATAATGCCCATAGTCTCGACGCTATCTGTTGCTCCAGCCTCACTATCTTTCTCATATTTGGCACCGTTTAGACGATAGAGGTCATGTCCTTTTCGTTTGTTATGTGTAATACTATCAGATACAACGGTGATGTAGTCTCCTTCTTCGACATCTTTTACCTGAACTGTTCCTACATCCATGTAATGTTTATCATCATACTCAACTGAGCGATTACCAATGTCGTCTGCCACATCTTCGTAGATAGGACCTACACCAACACGGGCTGTTCCTCCTGAAACAGACAATACGCGCACATCTAAACGCTTACCTGAACTTAGTAGAACCCACTTAGGGTGTCTATTTTCACCACGCATGTAAGTTGCATCTGCATCTCTAAGTAAAATCTGCTCTGCTTTTGGTTCAGCAAGCAAACCTTCAATCGATTCACCTAAACCAACATCATCAGTTCGACGAGTATTGATTGGAGCAGGAACAGTTACGTTTTCGTTTGACTCAAATGTCGCACGAAGGTGTCGAATACGGTCTTTTGTCGGCATATTTTCCATGTCTTCGTCACCACACTCTACAATATCGACAATGTGAAGATGAGAGCCGTCCCATACTCCATCTAAAATGTATTCATCTGTCTTATTGAGTTCGCGCACACCCTCTTTTACGCTATTTGGAAGTGAAAACTCATCACCATCAGCCCCTCTTGCCTCTATTTTCTTTTTGTCTTTCGTAACAATTACTCTTTCACCCTCAGGCCAAATAGATACTACCCAATCACCAGTAAATCCGCGCAAATGAATAAGGTCTTCAACATCGAAAATGCGATGCATGGCTTTGATAGGAAGAAACTCTCCTTTATCTCGGTCCTCATCTTTGAGCAAAAGGTCATGGTCCGTCAAAACGTCGAACGAATACCTAAACGTCTCATTGAGGTCTTCCACACCTTGACCAGCAGGGGGGTTGGATGAAAGCATTGCGGAGGATTGGGTTTCTGCTAAAACATCCTCGTTTGATAATTCACCAAACTCTCGTCGTTGAGCAATATTAGGCAAGAAACTACCATAAGCATGTTTGATTACGTTTCTTGGTAACATCATTTGCAATCTTCTATACCCATTCGGTGCTCTTTTAATTTCAGGTCTTTTAGTTCCATCACCGAAGTTAATATTCATTGGAATATCCACCATACGACCAAAACTTCTGCGGAGTTGAGGGCTATTAAAGATAGGAAGAGGTCTAAACGTATTACCATCGTTGTCTTTGTGTATGGGAAGAGAGGTATTACGATTGAGACGGATACTACTCAACCCACTATCCGCACGCGACAGGTCTAAAGCGTTCATTCCTACCCTACTATGCATAAAATCGTGCATTTTTTCCGCTGCCTTCTCGTCAAACACACGAATATTTTCACCTCTAGTAACACCCCCTTTTCCTGTTCTATATCTTGGTAAATCAAAATTAGAATCTGGAAAAGCCATAGCATCTCTACGCATTGAGTCTAGCAAATCAGGCAAAAAAGTATTCATATTAATGTAATCGTTTGTTTGTCTTCCTCCTCCACCAACCGATAATCCCCTTGAACGTGATAATTTTTTCAATTCTTTAATATTCATTGAAGTATACGGAGTAGTTGGTGGATTGTTACCCTGTTGGTTGTCTTGCTCTTCTAAATTAGCAATAAGTTTTGTTTTATTCATACCTTGATGTTGAAAAGGATGAGTCTTCATGAACTTCTCTTTGTCGGTAATTTCTGAAAACTTCTTTAAATATTTAAGAGCAGATTTGCGCGTATTCTCATCTTCTATCTGTTCTGCATAGTGTTGCATCAAATCAAGTCCTGTTGATTTAGGATTCTTTTCTAATGCATCTCGTAAATTATTCAAAAGTCTCTGTTGTAAATCAACACCCATATCATCTACACGAGTAGTGGAGTTGAAAACAGGTGCTGTAGAGTGACTACGTATATCTTCAACTATTTCTTTATCCATACCCATTTTAGACAAGTGGTCCGCAAACTCTTCTCTTGCTTCTGGGGTCATTCTTCTTGCGCCTTCTACACCCATCTCCAAAAGATGTGGTAAAATTGAGCGATAATTGTTGTAAAAGAAGTCGTTTTTGTTACTTACATCTGGGTCATTCATCAATTGGTAAAGTAAACCTTTAGCGATTGGTATACCTGCGTAATATGATTGCATCATTGCCTTTACCATATACGAGTTTCTGTTGGTATCTTTTTGTGATAACGCAATTGCATCTTTACCCTCACCTTGATTAGCAATACTACGAATATAGTATAAGAAGTCTTGATACTGTTTCATTTTTCCACTAGGTGCTAAAAGTTCTTGAGCGGCTTTTACTCTCTCTTCTTCACTTCCTGAAAGTAAATTGTTTATTTTGTTGTGAGCCTCTTTGTATTTTTCTGGATTACGAATATCAGACGAGCCTGCATCAACATGGTCAAGAATATTCTTCATGATGATATTTGGATGAGGACCAATTATCATTGGTTTACTCTTATCAACCTCTATTTTACCTGTGTTTGGATTATATCCGCCTTTGTATACAATAAAATCGCTTATTGGTTTCTTTTGATTCTCTCCCTCTTCATCAAAATGGCGAACAAAGTTTGGAAGAGTAGTTTCTCCTTCTAAGTTTGGCTCAAAACTTATTCTTTCTGGGTTTCCATTTCTATCAAGGCGAAATAAATTACGAAAATCGGGATGTATCTCACCACTTGTAAGAGAAAGAGGTGATTCTATTGGTATACCGTTTTCATCTCTTACCATGAATTCGCTCGGATGCTGTATGTTAGGCAAACTCCCCCTGTTTCCTTTTGAGAATGAATTGAGAGCACCAATAATATGGGGAGCATGAACTCTAGCACCACCACTGTGTATTTGCTCCGAAGTGTGTAATGGGTTTGTTTCATCACCTTCATTATAATTATACAAAACATGCCTATCTAACGGAAGGTCTTTGAAATCTTCACCATCTTTCATCAACCCAGCCCGTTTTGCCCGTTTTGTTTGCGTCATACTACCTCCCATAAGAGGGTCATAATTGTCTAAATGCATAACGTGCCTAGCAAAATCACGAATGGCCTCATGAGCAGAAACAGAGTCACCGTCTTCTGTAGGAAAACCGTTTGCGAACAAATTAAAATCGTTATGATTTTCATTATGAGGTCGAGACAATCCAAAAATTAAATCTCCTAAATGCATGAACGTGCCGTGATGATTATGTAAATCATCTTCGTCTCTTTGTGCTCTTTTATTTCCGTGCGAAAACAAAGGTGGTCTGTCTGACCCTCTTCTACTAGCATCTGGCTCATCGTGAATATCTAATCTTCCTCCTTCTCCTTTTGTTTCTGATATTCTCTTGTTGTAAGAGCGCAAAGACCGAATATGGTCTGCTGGTTGACTGACCATTTGGTTTCGCGCATGTTTGTGAGTGCGAGACAGTGTGTGTAAGTTGCTCTTATCGGCTGTTTGCACGTTAGCCCCAGCGAGCATGCCCACAAACGCAGACATGGCTTCACGAGGTTTGAGCAAAAGGTTAGGAGACAACAAAGACATCATGTTCTGCATTGTTTCTGGGTCAGTTTGACCTCCCATTTCACCAAGAACATTTGCTCCAGTCTCTAAATTGAACTTGCCTGCTTCTCTGGGTTTACCTTTGACCTTTGATTCGCGCATCTCTGTTGGTATCTGTAAATCACTTACTTCTTCAAAATGAAAACCGGGATACATATCATCGAGCATCGCTGCTACATCCATATCCCCATAACCTAAACCACCATGAGAAAGAACATCATAAAGTGGTTTAACAGCACTTGGTTTCATTTCTGTCTTTTTGGTTAAGTCGTTGCTGTCTTTCATTGGACGATGAGGACCTTCCATAGCAGACATAGCGTCAGACATGATTTCTCTTGGACGACCTTTGCTGGCTTTCATACGCATTTGGTCAATAATTTTCTCGTAAACAGACTCAGAAATAATACCAGCATTTACGTATCTATTAATTAAATCATAATTTAGTTTTCCTTCCGCATTTGATATTTCATAATTATGTTCTACACTACCATCTGATTGTTTCTTGGTGTTCTGAATAACATTTGGAGGCTTACCTTTTGCAGTGCCATGTTCGCTCAATATATTGTCCAAAAGGGAATCTTCTCCCTCAGATTTTGGGTTACCATCTTTCGTCATCTCTTCCAATATTTTTGCTATGTCGTCCCCACCGACATACTTTAGGTAATCATCGTCTACAACACTGGGTGTTCCACCTGAGTCTAAATGCGGAACTGCTTTACCGGGGTCATGTGGGTCTGATGTAATTGCATTTTGTAACCAAGCGAGTCTTTCATTGAATATTCTATGTATGGTGTTTCCCATTTTATGGGAGTCTTGGAATCCTTCTATGTTTCCTTTTCCTCCATCAAGATGCCAACTTACTACATTCAATGCTTGTTCCTCTGGTAACATTTCTGTGCCTAACAACCATCCTAAAAGACCGAGCCCAAACCTATCTGGGTATCTGTTTTCTGCTGCTTTTTCAAATCCTTCTTGAGTAAAACCACCATCTTCATCATACATGGTTGTCCATATAGTTGCGTCTGGAACTCCCATGTTTCTTAGTATTTGATGTTGTAAGAACTCTTTATCCTCTGGCTCTTTTCCTTTGAACTTCTCTCTGTATTCTTGCTTGTAATTATCAAGACCCATTTGATACATTCTTTCCATAGGTCCATGACCGTTGATGTCGTCATTACCATGAACATATTCTCCAAAAATGCGATTGTGCGGGTGTTTAGAATACTCTTCTTCATGTTCTTTACGTCTTTTATCTAACTCAGATACGTGATGTTCTGAGTCTCTGTTTGAATACATGGCACGAACGAGTTTTGTAATACCACTTTCATGCTCATCTGCACGCTCCTGACTTCCTTTCAAAAGACCACTTTTTTCAGGAAAAAGTGCGAGCATCTCAAGAGCATGAGATAAATCAGCATAGGGACTTCTACCCCTTTCGTAGCCTAATTGTGGGTCAGTAATCTGAAACTCGTCATCTATGCTCATTGTTCTAGGCATATGTGAGCGAAAAGCACGCGCTATTGTCTTTCTAAGGTCTTTATGTTGATTTTTATCGAGTCTACCAGTTTCATTTTCCCAAATACGTTCTCGCCATCGTATGGGGTCAATAATAGCATCTAATCTTCTACCATCAGAAAGCGTTACTATAGGCGGAGATAACCCAGTTTGTGTTTGACTTGTAGGTATTGCAGTATGTCGATTAAATCTGCCTATCTTTTCAGGGTCAAAAGAGCCCTCAGCGCTATCTCCTTTGCGCTTGCGTGCTTTTGCTTTTAGTAAATTATTATCAACACCATTGTCGACGAGAATAGAATGTGCTCTAAGTAGAATCTGCTCATCCTCAGGGTGAGTTAAGTGCCCATGCTCAGTTAAATTGAGAACAGCAAAATGAAGGTCTGCTGCGGAGTCAGCATCATCATGTTTGATGAAGTCAACTACTGCGCGTTCATAGAAGCCACGAGCGTCTTCAACGACCACACGTTCACCACCTCTAACAGCCCATTTTACACATGCCTTTGTCTACGCCCATTTGCTTACCGCAACCGGGGCATTTCTTGCCTTTGTGAATAATTTTAGAAATAGCCTTGAGTGTAGGACCTGCGTCCATATCATCACCCATGTCGCCCATATCAGGCATGTCGGGTTTATCTCCACCTGCTTTATCAGCAAGGTCATCAATCATATCTTTGATTCGAGTAGCAAGGCTTTGAGCGTCATCATCGTCACCGCCCATTGGGGGTTTGTCGTCCATGTCTCCCATAGGACCGGGACCATCATCTGGTGGACCTCCACCCATCAAAGCATCAAGAGGTCCCTTAGTCAATGCCTCACTAGGATGTGCATTACCACCAGCGTTATTCTCATGCATTGCAAGAGTTGAGCCAGTTTGATGAGGGTTACCATCAATCATTTTTACATTTTCAGCAGAAGATGCTTTCTTTGATACAGATTCGATATCTGTTTCAGGAAGTTGTTGATTAGTCCAGTAGTGAGCAGCCTGAGTTTCTTCAACACCACGCACGTTACGGATTGCACTATCATCACGCTCAACACTCTTGAGCATATCTTTCGCTTTTTCCAATGCTGCATCAACATCGGGTGCCCACTCACCTGCATTTACTTCAAACGGTCTCATTATTGACTACCACCTTGTGTTTTTTCTGCCATGGCATGTATTTCATCCCACGACATTTCGTGCCATGCTTCATTAGATTCAGGAAGCGACATCATTGCTCCGTCGAATCCATCTGCTGCCTTAGCAATAACTGAATCGGTCTCACCGCGCAAAGGGTCCCCCCAGACATCCTCAGCAGCGGGAGTAGTTGCGCGAACAAAACCAGCGCGTTTGAGAAGAATATCAGCACTGTGCATTTGAGTATTGAGGTCTCGAATTTGAGCGTCCATACGCTCCATTTTAGAAATAAGAGCGCTTACAAGAATACTAACATCTTCACTCATTACCGCTCACCCGCTGACCGTAACCGCTCTGTGGTTTCCAGTTACTGCGGATACCATCAGGACCAATGTAACCCATTGGGCGCTCACCTTTCTGAATAACACCTTGTCCATCAAACTGCATGACTGGAGCACCACCAGCATAAATGTCGTTAGGGCCTGTAGCAGTGACTCCATTAGTTTCAGATTTGTATATTTCTCCTACATCATCAGCAAGATAATCGCTAGTCTGCGCTATACTTCTAAGAAGTTGTTGTGCAGATACAAGGTCGTTATTACTTATGGCTTCTTTGAAAGAAGCAACAGTAGATTCCAATTTACGAACCATTGGGTCCATCTTACTCAGGGACGAGGACATCATCTCTCGCAGAGTGCATTAGGTCTTGAACCTATCGTGGAAGATTGTCGTTGCCTTTGTTTCTTTTTGCTGGGTCTTTCGCAGCGTCAACAGCATCTAATGCTTGTTCCATTGGAGTTTTATCTGAGCCTCTTTGATGGGTTTTACCTCTAGGAGCACCATCAGGTGTGCGCACGTCTTCTACAGGAGCAGGACCACGCTCTCTCTGTCCTGTTCCTTCTCCAAGACCAATTGCTTTCTGAACCATTGGTGGCATTCCTCCACCCGGTGGTGCAGCCCCTGCACCGGGAGGCATTCCTCTAGGTGGCATTCCGCCTCCGCCCGGTGGTGCCCCCATCGGAGGCATACCCCCTCCACCGGGCATCATAGGCGGCATTCCACCCATCGGTGGCATTCCTTGCGGACCCCCACCAGCAGGCATTTCACCTGCTTCCGGTTTCTTGTATACGAAGCGTATGTCTCGCCCCGCATCCTCAGTAAGTTCAGGCTGGAAACCGAGAGCAGCCATTCTTTGAGCAATGTTTACTTCCATCTCATCTCTGCGCAGACGAGTTACATCATCTTCTTCTTCGTTAGGATAAAGAGTAATTTCCCAATCACTTACTCCTAATTCTTGTAAGAAACGAGGGAATAGTTCTCTTGAATATATTTTTTGACCAAATTCAACAGCGCGGTTTGTAACAAGAATTTGCATACCTTCGTTATTCAAACCACCTCCCTTACCTGAATCCATCATAAAAATGTTTGATACACCATAGAATGCAGCGATGCGCATGCGTAATTCATCACGGACTTGTGCGTATTGCATTTCATCAAGTGTGTCCATAAAGCGAACAAACTCTACTTTACCTCGACCACTCTGACTTTCAACACCCACTTTTGGAATATAGTGAGGGTCGCGCTCCATTTTCTCTTCTGCCCCTTTCCAGAAAGATGCAGTTGATTGTATGTTATCAGTAGTAATTGCAAGTATACCACGAGGTATTCTTCGTTTTTGATATGCCAGATACATGTAATTATCCATGGCAGCCAAAGTAGTTGCTTGACGCCAGAGAGTGGCTACAGGAGAGCGCCCGTATAGTTTTGAAGGATTAAACTTACTAATGTGCACGACTTCTCCTTCAATGTAATATTGGGTTTTACCTGAACCAGCAGTGTTTACAAAGTGAACATCTTGTAATTCTAAACCACAAGTTTCACATTTTTCATGGTCACCGTTATTTGGGTAAGTGCGGGAACGATGCACAGGACACACAAGATAACGTCCACCACGAATACCCTTCTTATCAGCCACAATACGGAAGAAAGTAGGGTCACCTCGCAAAATCTCACGAACACGGAAAAACTCCATTTCTCCTGTGTCTTTGTTCATGTAGTAATCTTTCACAAGAATCATGAAAGCATCATCTACAATGTTCAGGTCCCATTCTAACTCACGAAGAACATCCGTAAACGATTGGTCCATGCTGTTTCTTTGCTCAAGAAGGTAACGAAGATACACAATTTGGTCTGCATCAGGAGTATCAAACTCATCATGACCACAAACGTGGCATTCTTTCACAGTATCATGTTGATATTCTTCACTACAATTTTTACACTTCTTGTGAAATTTTTTCTGAATGTAATACCCACGACGGAATACTTCTTGGCAGAGGGTGTTAATGGTTGTGCGCAAAATAATACTTTCTTGAACAGTAGCATAAAGTGCAGGTATACTGATACCTTGAACTAACACAGGTTCTTGGATACCTGTTTTCCACAAAGGCATAATTGGCTCAGGAGTAGAACGAGTTCGGAAGGGACTAGTGAGACGTTCAACGAATCTTCCGATTCTAGATTGATTATCATCTACCATTAGACCACCTCAGAGCCGAGTGTGTCGGGGTCGCTCACAGTCCACGACTGGACCTCTGCTTCATCAACCTTCCATTCATCAAGTAATTCTTGACGTTTGTTTGGGTCATCCTTCCAATTGTGCCATTTTACGATACGATACAACTCATCTTTTCTCTTGTTAATGAGGTCCCCAGTCTCACCGCGCAGGGTTAAATGCTCCAATACTGCATTGGCTTGCTCCTTCTTCATACGTAGATGAGGGAGTAGTCCTTTGAGTAGTTTACTGAGGTCGTCACGACTGTAAAATTGCAAACGATGTTGAGTTCTAGTGCTATTTTTGTGAATTTTCAAATCTAATTGAAGAATGCCGCACCCCAAAGCCTTGTGAAGTTGTTCACAATGCCACTTACCACGGTCTCCTGTAGCAATTATACCTGCGCGTGGCTCTCCACGTTTTGTAATAGTGATATATCCGTCAGCATCAAGGAAGCCAGCAGCGTAAGCCCACGGATTTTTGAGTAAAAGTTCAGGTTCCATCTTTTCAATATCCCATCTTTTACCCATTTTAACTATATCATAATCTGGACCGTAAGTTTTGAGCAGTCTTGCCATTTTTTGAATAGTAAATCCACTATTACGGGAATCGTTCTCCATCAAATGATGTGCAATTGTGCGCGAATCCATTGGTCCTAACTGTTCGATAAGTTGTGTCGCACGCTCCATCCACATCATTTCGTGTTTATTCAGAGTATCTGACTGATGCAATGTATTTTTCCAAGCAGTGCGAGCATCTTTTCTTTTTTGTATTGCTCCAACCCACAAATCTCTTTGTTGCTCATCCCAATCCCCATCTATCTGTGATAACTTACTGATAACATCGTTAGCAGCCTCCCATTGAGTGCATGCTCGACGAAGAGACGTTTCGCGAACATCGCCAAACTTACGTAAACTCATCAAATCTCGGTCACTTATACCAAGAGAGCGAACTGCCTCAAGATGTTTTTCAACCCATGGAACTGTTTTCAGAGTTTCTTCTACTTCTAAACGCTTCATTAAACGAATAGCATCAATTGCTGAGTCGATTTCATCACGCATCGCTTTGTGAACACGACGTTTCATACGTAAATCTTTGACGAGAGTTTCAGCATCTGACCCCATATATGTTTGAAACCAGCCTTCTTCACTAAGTTTCATTTGTCCTACGACTCGACGCATCTCTTCCTCACGTCTTTGTTTCTCCTCTTCATCCTCTCCTTTTGGTGGTGTGCGACCAGATAAGGTGCCTTGTCCACCGGATGGACTTGCATTAGCATCACCAAAAGTAGGTCCTATAATCGAACCTTGTTTTAACAAAGGGTGCTGAGTTAACTGTTTGATAACCCAGATACGGTCAGGGTCAGTTTCATCAGTTTTGATTACAGCGTCGTAGTCATCACCAACAAGCATGCTCCCCCATTTCATATGATACCACCCAACAGGTCATCTAAATCAACTATTCGCTCGCGGAACTCTGTAGTGCCCCAATGAGCCAAGGCAAGTGCTAATGCGAAGTCATCGTGACGAGCAATACTTTCTAAGCGTCCCTTCTTCGACATACCAAACATCATCAATTCTCGCTCAAGAATGCTAGTTACATCACGAGAGCGGTCGTCTGCCCATGGTAATTTTATCTGTTCATTTTCAAAACGCATAACGAGTCCCATAAGAAGTGACTCACGTCTTTGTTTAGTAGAAATGAAGGTCTTTACAGGTAGGTCTGTATCTGCTCTAAGTTCAGTTGCAAACACACGCTGGAAGTGGTTAGATTCTAACTCAATAACAACAGGTTGAAACTTATTATTCAATTTCTGGATTTCCATTATCTGTGTTCTGAAATCCATTCCTTTTCTGCGCACAACATGCACTAACTCCAGAAGTTCAGGGTTAGTCGATGGGCGACGAAGAACAACCATAACAGTATAGTCAGCCTGCCTATCTGACGAAATAGCAGGGTCCCAACCGATGAAGTATTGGTCATCATCATCTCCTGTTGCTCTATCCATCAAAGATAGAGTGTTATCTTTCGCTAACTGTAAAACAGTAGATGGGAACAAACTGGACATATCGTCCATGGGTTCACACAGATACTCACGAGTAAATGCGATAGCAGGCATATCCTTGCGTCGAGAGTCAAGAGCCTCTAAGTCCCAACGCTCAGGCCATAGGGCTTTACCTGTTCCATCAATAGCAGGATAAGTCTCAACAAGATATCCATCACGTCTTTCTAATTCTGTATACAAGTCAGTAGGAGTAAAGGGTGTTCCTACAATGCAGAGTTGTGCTGTATGGTGGAGAGTAGGAGTAAGAACTTCATAGAACCAAGACGCAACACGTTGCAACTCAGTATCTGTTGTGCCCCACAAAATATCATCACACAGAATAATATCAGGGTGAATACCACGAACAGCCCCACCAACTGACTTTGCACTGATACGTGAACCGTTAGTAAATCCAAAGAATGTCTTCGACCAAGAGTCATGAGCCTTGAGTTTGTTAAACATAGGAACGCCACTAATGAGGTCATTTAGATTTCTCATGTGGTGTATCGACTGGTGTAGACTGTGACTGAAAATAACAGCCTCTGTTTTCTCAGTAAACAATGTCTTCCAAAGAACATACCCAAGAAAGAGTGTAGATTTACCATGGTCACGAGCCGCTTTTACACAATATCGATTATGTGATGCTAAGTTCTCATACCATCGTCGATGATGGTCTGCTAATTGAAAGCCTAAGATTTGCTCAAAGAAGAACTTGAAGTCTCGCTTGCACATTTCCCAATCGATATCGTCAATAACATCCTGAGAAAGGTCCACTCAGAACCACCTCACTGATGGGTCTTCCTGAATAAAAGCGCATCCCAAGCAAGGTCCATAGGTGAATCGTAACTCAAATTGAGTTTTTGTGGATTCATTGGGTCAGCATTAGGGTCTACAAACTCCATATCAGCAGGTGGTCCACCACCAACGGGTTGTTTAGGAGCAAAAGTTCCTGTAAAATCAGGACCAAAATATCTTCTCATCATTTCTTGATTGGCTTCGTTTTCATATCCTTCTTGCAATCTTCGAGCCATTGTATCTGTAAGACCTTTATCACCTAATTGTAGTGGTAGTGAAAAGTCTCCCTCCTCAGTAATGGGATTGCCAGAAGCATCCCTAAATCTACCAACTAAAGACCCAAGTGATTTTCCTGACCCACCGTAACCTTTGAGGCCGCCTAACCCCGCCATCATTTGTTGATATTCAGACAATTCCTCACCCTCAGGCGCAGTCATGGTTGCTGGTGGAGCCTTTGGTTCAGGCATTGAAGGTGTTGTTGCACCGCCCTCCTGTCTTCTCTGTATCTCCTTAAGTTGCTCATTAAGTTCATCTTGTTGCTGTTGTAATTCATCATCAACAGGGTCTTGTCCAGCAACTTCCGTAGATTTAGGTGCAACCTTCACTGTTTTAGCGTCTTTCTTTGCGCGAATCTCTTTACCTGCCTCTGGGTCAGCAGCAGTTGGAGCAGTTTTTGGTTTTGCAGCAGGTTCTGGTTTTGCAGCAGGTTCTGGTTTTGCAGCAGGTGTTGGGTCTGGAGCAGATGCTGGTGTTGGTGGTGGTGTTGGGTCTGGAGCAGGTGCTGGGTCTGGAGCAGGTGTTGGTGCTACATCTGTAGGAACCTCTGGAGCAGGTGCTGCTGGTGGTGCTGCTTCCTGAGCAGGAGCAGCAGGAGCATCATCTTTCTCAGGCTTACCAAACTCACTAACGTCAACTCCTAAGTTTCGTGCGATATCTGCTAAATATTTTCTTTGCGCTTCTTCGTCCTGTCCTGCCATAGCGCCAGTAAAAGCCTCCGTTGCGCGACTACCTCTTCTTTCGTTAAGGAATTGTTTGCCTTGTTCTCCCATTCTACCTAGTCTTGCTTTTGCTCTTTCCATCATACTAGCAGGTATCTTGGGTGCTCCTTCTCCAAAGTCATAGTAAGCAGAGGGGCCTTTTTCTCCGGGTGCTGCTCTTGTAGGCTCCATACCTTGTTGTTGAGCAAAACTCCTTACTTGTGCTCGTTCGCTAGGACGAAGCACAGGTATTGAAAATTGTTGTTGAGTTCGGGTTGGTTGCATTGAAGCACCGCCGGGAGCCGTATACACACCGGGCATTTCTCCGGGCCTTTGTTCTCCATGACGACCCATTCGTGTTGTTTGGATTCCTCCTCCTTCGGCTGGCACATTAGTAAAAGAGCCTGCTTGCTGCTTCAACAAAACGTCGTCACCATCGAAGCCAACAAAGCCTGCTTTGAGCAAAAACATAACAGTTGCATCTTCTTCTCCATGCGCTATACAAGCCACACCATATTCGTATTCAGACATGATGTAGGTCATCGCGATGCCACCTTAACTGCTCTTACGACATCATATGGAATACTAAGGGCTTTCGCAAGAGTCTCCCAATTACCAACTCCATGTTGTATAGCAAGAATATCTTGTTGTGAAAGATTGTGGTTCTGCGCAAGACCACCTATATCATCAGACTTAGTAAAGATACCATCCATCTCTGCCTCTGCTATTTGTAACCGTTCCATGATATCAAAAAGAGAGTCGCTTGAAGTCATTACAGGCACATTTACACCTAATGGGGCACGACCATATGTAGGAGCAACTCCCACCATAGGTCTTGTTGGAGGTAATCCTATTTTCGGTGGAGTAGGTCTTACAATATCTTGAATCGGCATAGAGCCTGCTCCTTCTACAGGTGCATAACCACCATAATTAACGTGAGCAGGCATTACTGGAGTTCTAGGTGTATCGTCTACAGGAATTATAGGACCGGATGTGTCGTATCCTGCTTCTTTGTGTGCTTCTGGTTCCTGTCCATCATGATACAAATCTCTAGAATGATTATACAACAGTGATGCGTTTCTATTGCTGCTTACGTTTACTGGTTTGTAATCTTTCAATCGGTCTTTCGACAATTGAAGAATAGCCATTGTTCGACTTAACGCTCTGAACTGACTACTATTCATATTTGTTTGATGGTCTTGGACATATTGTTGTTGTAAACCTTTTATATCAGCCTCATCAACTCCTGATTGCATTAATCTATCTTGTAGACTAAGCATTAACTTTCTAAGAGGCGCCTCTTTTCCTTGACTTCCTTTAGTGTATGAGTCATACGGACGAAATAGACCTGATGCAGGTGTGCGAGCCAATTGTTGTGCTTCTGTTTCGTCTAGTCCTAATCTTGTTCGGAAAGTATCAACTAACCTACCAGATGTTCTTCCTTGTTGTGTGTCGAATGTTCTGTAAGCATTCTCAGGAAGTGCAGCCAAAACGTGATTAAGAGACAAAGGAACAGATTCACGCTCACCTGTGTTTCTAACTGCTTGCGAAAAAGGCTCTTCCCGTCGGTCTTTACCTTTTGGATTACTTGTATGTCTACGATGGTTGGAATCGCCATCCGTTGTAATCATGAAATGTTGTGGCTCCATGTGAAGTTGATTACCTGCACCGTAAGAAGATTGAACTCCTACCGCATCTAGTAATTTTTTCAAATACTTTTTGAATGGGAGAGGTGCACTTTCTGGAAATCTTCCCTTGGTAGGATGAGCACCCATATTGTGATACAAGGTAATTAGTCTTCCATCACTATCACGAGTAGGTATCTCATCGTCACTGTGTTTACCTGCTCCAATCCAATTCCCATAATTATTTTGAGACCACTCAGGATGTAATTTACCATTTTCATCAAAAGGTATGGGAACTGAATGTTTAGCATCTCTGTGGTTTGCGTTGAATTGTCGAGCAGCCTCGTTAAACAAATCCTTTGCTACCTTCAACGCTTTAGACAAATCAGTGCCGGGAAACCTCTTCATGATATCAAAAGCCACCTTGTGAGCAGCCCCCTCCATCGGCCATTTACCCATTATGTTCCTAATCGGAGCGCCTGTTTTAGGATGGAGATGGAAATGTGAGTGAGTTTCAGCATAAGGATTTCCTTCATCAGCGAACCTTACCAAGTGTTTGATACCTGTTTCAGGGTCAACCCACTCTACCCCTTCACCCTTAATGATGAGCGTCATTACTGATGCCCCCTACGAGGTGCGAGTAAACCGATGGGGTGAGCACCCCACATCGTGGGGTCGTCATCAGGGTCAGCCTCTGTAGCACCCGTAGGATGAGAAGTCTGACGAGGATGTGCGTTGGGACTAGGTCCTTCTGCATCTCCTTTCTGATTGTAAAACGATTTATGGAACTCATCACTCTTAGCGATTCTTTTCAATCTACCCAGAAGAGAGCGTATCTCTGCTATGTCCGCGTGTGTAAAAGACCCTCTCCTCGATGTATCTTTCAAACTAGAAAGAACGCCAGATGCAAGTGCTCGTAACCCCTTCCCTTTTGCTAACGTAGGTGATTTTGTTTTACCACCGGGAACCTTTGGTTGTTTAGGTTTTCCAAGTTTCTTTGGGCCTTTTGTCGCTGTATCTTTTGGAAGAGGAGGCATGTCTCTTTGGATTTTAATTTCTGGTGGTTTACCAGTTTGGAAGGGTATTGTAGGAACAACGTCAGCCATAGGTTGTTCTCTTTTAACTGCTGAATAAACAGACCTTGCTTCTTTTTCTCTTGGGTCTGCTCCATAAGTAAGACTTCTTGTTTGTCTTGCTGGTGTTTCAAGTCGTGGACCAACAGCGCCTTCTGTTCGTCCTACCAACTGTCTTTTCGCTTGAGGAATGTTAGTTGCTTGTGTAATTCTACGAGCAAAAACATTGAGTCCGCCACCTGTGCTTCTTAATTTTTTGTGAGGTTTAGGCGCTCCACTACGAAGAGTTTCTGTTGTAGTTCCCAATCTTCTTTTGGTGCGCTCTGCCTTTCGACCTCTTTCTCTTGAACGAACACGCTCAAGAGTTTCTGTAGGACTTGTTTTATCTTTGGCTTTTCTAAATGTGTTATTCCATGCTATGTCGATGGGCTCTCCCATCTGTATTGGTGCGTCTAACCCACCACCGGGTGGGAACGCAGCAGACATACCCGGAGGCCCTGTTTGCGCAGCCTGCTCTCCAACCTGTGCTTGTGAGTCAAATTTTTCTTCCTTTGGCTCTTTCTGGTGAATCTTAACTTTAATGTGACGAAGACCTGCTAACTTTTTTTGGCGCTCTTTCTTTTCTTTGATTTCTTTCTGCTCAGATTTGTCTTGTTCACGAGGGTCACCGTTAGCATGGGTCCGGTCCTGTTCAATGAACTCAGGTGCCTCACGAGGGTTGAACTTCAACCCAGAAGTAGACCCACGATTTCCTTCACCCGCCATTACATCATCTCCAAATGTGACTCCATGGTCTTACGAATACGCTCAGAAATGTTATAGTAAAACACACCGATATCAGATGGTGTATCGAATGCACTAGCAAGCCTTTCCATCAAACTATCAAATGAGTCAAGCATATCCCAGAAACGTCTTCGCTCTTCAAATGCCTCAGGGCCATCCTCATCAAACACACGGTGCATTTGTGATTCTAAATCTTTGATGGTGCCGCGAAGACTATGATATTGAGTGTAAATAGTCGGGGCCATCACACCAATGAGTTCATGCCATCGGTCAAACACGATACGAGTAAGCATAAAAAAATCAGGTAATTCTTCTTCATACAGAGGACCACGCTCACGAAGTAGTTCCGACTTACTAAGGTCTACACACATGAGTTCATGCATAGGAACAAAAACAAACGGGCGCACCATTTTACTCCTCCATCAACTTAGACCGTATCCTTGCCCAGACCTCGGGAGACTCCTTCGCTAATTCAACTTTCAGGATATTCACTGTATCTGCTTGTATGTTTTGTTGAGTATCACCCATACTTCGGTCTTGAATTTTCATCATTAAGTTCAGCGACTCTCTTACCTCTTTGTGGAGTGTTGTAATATTACGAACATACTGCGGGTCATGACGGTCTGCATCATCAAGAATTAGGTTTAACTCACCGTTAATTCTCTCAATATTACTCCGAAGTGTTTGCATTTCTTTACCTGCTTCAATAGCAATAATAGGTGCTGCACTTTTTTGAACGAGTGGTTTGAGATGATGTTTGAGATGATGATACACTGTAGTTTCAGAGCACCCTATTTCTTCTGCGATTTGCTCAGTAGTCATACCTCCATTGAAGTATGCCTCTTCAAACTTTGAGCGAAGATGATGAGTGCAAACAACACATTCACTGTTTGAACCCATGTGAAAGTCACCCATGTGGTTTCTAAAATGACGGTCAGTTGTTCCTTCTCTCCATCCCATATCTCGGTCAAGTTGTTTTGGAATGATGACTCCATCCCTCAATCCTTGTTCTAATTGGTCCCTATCGGGATGGTTGCACAACTTACAAGATGACCGAGTAATGCGACCGCTCACAACCATGGGAGGAGGGCAACGCTCAAAGAGCCTTCGCCTTAAGACGTGATATGCGTAGACTCGGTAGAGTGCCTGTTACAGTTGATACTGCCAAGGACCTTGCGAAAGCAATGAGAGACATCGCCAAACGTGATAATGTAAGCGAAGATGAGCAGGAGCGAAGACAAAAAATCTGCTCAGAATGTCCGCACTACACAGGCTCAAGATGCGAATTATGTGGTTGTTTTATGGGGTTCAAAACAAGACTGCGCAGTAGCACATGTCCTATCAATAAATGGTCAAGCGCTCTTGGAAAGGCTACGATAGACGATGCCCACCAAAGAAAAGGACACGAAGAGTGACCCCATCATCCACGTTAGTTGTTGGGCCGTCATACTTTGAGCACCAAACGCAAGAATAAGAAACGAACCTAAGACAAGGCTGAATACTTGAACCATAATCATATCAACAACAACAGAGTGACGAGTATCAGACATATCACTAACTGCTATGCTAAAAGAACTAATTGGCCCCATTACCATATTACATCATTCTCCCAGTGCCAAGTGCATTACCCATCATTTTACCACTAAGACTAGCCATTCTGTCCATCAAACCTTCATTTGCCATAGCAGCACTCAAAGCACCTTGCATCATATTATTCTGAACTAAATTTGCAATTTGTTGTTGTTTCATTGTGCTCTCTTGAACAGATGTCGAAGCAGAATTTTGCAACTGTTGCATGTTCATGGTGATTGAATCTTGAGATGGAACAGAACTCATACCGCTCAAATCAAAAACCATATCCCCCTCTTTGTTTTCTGTTATCTTAGCATTATTCAGTATATCATGAACAGTAAATGCGACTATATTTGAAATAAGACCTGCAAAGGATTGCAAGTTTTGACCGGGAGTGTTAGTAGGACCTGCCATCCATCTATCGATTGGAACACTGGTTTGAATCAAAGCAGAAATTAATTCCATTTCAGAAGGAGGCGCTACTGCTTGTGGTTGTTGGTAACCCATACCCATACCTGCACCCATACCTGCACCCATACCTGCACCCATACCTGCACCCATACCCATACCC